GTTTTCTGCAGTTAAGATAATAATTTTTATTCTCCTTAATATTTATATTCTTATACAACACGTGGTCGTAATCCTATTTTCATAAAATGTGTTTCTAGATCAGTATCAACATAATCATGTTCTGCTGTTAAATGTAAATGAAATGGAGATACACCACATTTGATTAAAAAAGAATCAAGCATATTGTTGAATCCATAATTAATAATTGACATTTGTAATATTTTCTGACCAGATTCAGAGTCATCATCCCATGATACTTCTATTAAATTGTGTGAAATTTTATTACGTATCTTAGGATATTCGCCTACTACTACATCTTTAAGTTCATTTGCTTCAAAAAATATTTTTACAAGTTCTAAATGCATTGATAATAATTCAGTTTGTATTTTCATGATTAATAGTTTATTTTTGTTAATTTATATGGATATTGCGCATCCTCATAAAACTTTTTTCTTTTACTTAAATGCCTTTTACTAAATTTAGAATTTGAAGATATATCATACACCTCTACAAAGTTTTTATCAGGCGTAACTCTCAGTCCACGGCCAATACTTTGTATTACTCTTACAAATGATTTTCCTGGTTCAATTAGCACTAAGTTAAACAGCCTTGGAATGTTGGTACCAGTTGCTAAAACAGAAAATGTACCTATTAATACTTTGTTATCAACATTTTGAACCAATTTGTACTCTTCTTTTCTATCTTTAGATTTCATTTTTCCAGACACAAAAACAGAACCTTGTATTAGTTCACATAACATTTCCCCAGCTTCTATTCTATCAACCAACACTAGAGTATTACCAGATTCAGAAATTTTAGATATTTGATTTGCTATAAATTCTAATCTTGCTTTATTTGTAGTCAACCATTTTAACTCAGCTTGATATGTTTTAAAAGCGCCATCGTTTAAGTCTTGCAGTTGCCAAGCATTAATATGTAGTTTTGCTAAAATACCCTTGTCTTGCAGTTCTTTTGTTTTTATTTCTGCTAACAATGGCCCAATACATGCTATAATTGCTACTTTTTGAAATTCTTCTTCTGGCATAGTGCCGGTTAATCCCCAACGAATAGGCACATTCGATAGTGGCCCTGATAATATTTTACGAAGAATTTCTCCTTTTGCAAGATGAGTCTCATCAACTATCACAGCAACTACACCTTTACAAAAGTCGTCGATGTCTATATCTAAATCTTCATTTTTTGATTTCTTTGATAAACTTTCAAGACTTTGCCATGTACAGATTGTGTGTGTTTTATTGTATTCCTTCCTGTCGCCATAGAAAACACCGACATCTAATCCAAAATTAATATAGTCTTCTTCAGTCTGCGTTACTAAATCTTTAGATGGCACGATTATTATACTTCTACCATAATCTTGTACTTTATGACTAAGAATTGCACAGACTATGGTCTTACCCAATCCCGTTGGTGCTATGTTTATTCCGGTTAGATTTTGAAGATATGTATTAACTACATCTACCTGATGATCTCTAATCTTAATTCCCTGACCTTCTAATGGATGTCCTTTGGGCCAAGTTAAATGTGAGTAACTATCAACATCAACTAAATCGAAATTGAAAGTAGGTGCTTCTTTGCGCAAATCTTCTATTTCTATTTCATAACCCTGTGATTCTATGATTGGTAAAACTTTATCTAGTAAATTTAAATATGTTCTACCTGCTATATCACAATAAGAAACTTTTCCATCCCATCTACCTAATTTAAATGCTGGCGTATGTCTAGCGTAAGGTATCATATATTCTAGTGATTTAACTAGCTTCCGTCTTGTGGTAATATCAAGCCCTATAAACTGTATACACACCTCATTATCAATCTTTAAAATGCATTTTGTCATTATACGCTCGCATCATCTAATCCAGATATTCTAAGCTTTATTATATTACTTGACATAAAATTCTTAGTTTCTAATCCTTTTGTTATACCTAAAAACTTATTTCTTAATAGTGCAACTTCATTTATTATTAAGGATAGTTCAATAACTGTATCGACCCCATCAACATATTTTTCAGCATCGCGCGAACTAAGCGCTTTATTATAAGATTCTAAAAATCTTTTAAACTCGGTAGCACGTTCTTTTCTCAATCTTATGTTTAATAGTTCAAGAACGGCTTCAATTTCTTGTAGCTGATTATATCTATACTCTACAATTCCAGGTAATTCTGCAGCATGTGTTTCTAAGGTCTTGCCTTTAAGAGAAAGTTCCAACTTTGCATCATTTAGTTGCTTTTCATAAAAATCAATAAAATCTGGAAGCATAGAAATATCATCAGAAATCTTTCGATACCATGTACTCATTTATTAGCTTTCTAAAAAATTAAATTTATTATAAATTGTGTACACGCTTTACTGCATTTTCCATTGCCTGCATTAGCATAATTGCACGTTGGGTTCTTGTAAATTTCATACGCTTTATTGCTAAAAGTCGTTGAGGTATTGAAAGTTCATCTACTAGCGCCTTATGAACCGCTGTTAAATTTACTGGTTCTGATATCCACAACACATGTGCAGCACCAACATCTACGCTTTTCATCATTTGTTGAAATTCTTGAATTTTACTTAGTGCTAATACCGCATTTCTAGACTTTATAGCATCAACAAGTTCTATCCCTAAATTAGTAGTCATATTCATCACGGTCATCCTCGTAGTCATCATATCCTTCTTCAGTCATCACCAAGTGACTCCGTACAGCTGCCCGAAGTTCTTTATCTAAATCATCATCTAAAATAGAATCATCAATCAATCCATGCTCATCAAATACAGCAATAAACATATCTGCTGCCTCAAGTCGTTCTTTAGGATCTAAGAATTGTTTAATTCTTGACCATAATTCAATTAATAATCCATGATTATCGTTAATCATATATCTTCCTTTTATTATTTTAATATCCACACTGAATTACCACAATCATATATTTTGTAATAACCATTGTTTCTCATATTTTGAGTTTCAGAAATAGTTTCATCAAAGCTTTTTAAAATCTTTGATAATTTGTGCTTTTGGTACTTATCTCTTGATTCTCTTTTTTGTCCAATTACATAAAAATAATTTGGATCAGTATTTTTTACAAATTGAAATCCTAACGTTTTATACAGCCCGCCAGTACTCCATCGTCTATCAGCATATGATATTATACTACCTTTATATGTTTTTGTAAAATAATTTAGTAGTTTTGACGCACCACCAATTACGCTTGTATATACTTTAGAACAATATCTAATCAATTCATAATCATAGTGTTTGTTATATCTAGGTTTACCAAATGTCATCAACGCAACTAACTCATCGTTATAATATAAACCTAAATTTATAGAAGAGTTCGCTGCACCTTGTATATGATTCAAATTTAAAAAATCTTTTGCAATAGTATGATCAACTTCTTTAATTTTCGTTTTTCTAGCATATATTTTATACTCAACCTTAGATATGGCATTTAATATTCTACTTTTTACAATGTCTTTCTTAAAAAGCCATTCATCGGAAAATATATGTATCAACTTAATACCAATATTTAAACATGCTTCTGTTTTATTAAGATGTAATTTACGTTCGTCAATAAATTTATCACTATGATGATATATCCCATCGAATTCTATTGCTAAATTATATTCTGGTAAAAAGATATCTAATTCTTTTGGTGATATTAAAGACCTGTCACTTTGTCTAATATCTGAGACATAATTTTTTATGAAATCTACTACTTCTTGCTCATATGTAGAAACAAACGTTCGCTTTCTTGGCAATCCAAGAGCAACCGCACGCTTATGAACAGATGAAGTTTTTACACCAAAATATTCTTGAACTTCAATAACTGATGAAAGGCTATTATACACATTAGTAAATGTAATATCGTCTTTAAACTTTAATAATAAATCAGGATCTATATGCCGTTGACTTATATGATCAACTCCATATTTTTCTTTAATTGAGTTTCTTATCTTATGTTTTACATCTACAGACGAAAATGATGAATGTGTTCCAAACTTGTCAATAGTAGCATCTATTGCTTTTTCTCTATTTTCTGGCAACTTAAATATACAATCCACTCCATATTTTTCTAAAATAGTAGTTTTAGATTTATTTTGTATAATTTCACTTTGAAATGGATATTCATACCCAATAGAATCTAATGTCCTCTGTTTAATCTTATTTTGTATAATATTAGATTGTAATGGGAATTCTGCACCATACCTTTCAGTGTTCGTATTTTTCTTTTTCTCTTTATTGATATCTGATAATATATCTGTATTATATTTTTCACGAAATGTATCTTTACATTTATCTAAAAATATATCTGATTGTAATGCATGTTCAACGCCGTACTTTTCTAACATTGTTTTAGTCTGTGTTTCTTTGACACATTTGCAACTTTTAATACATCTATAACCAGTACGGAAATACTCAAATTTTTTTGTATTTCCATACGGGCATTTAACAGATGTTGGGTTAAAATATTGATATAATATTTCTAAAAATGACTTAGGATTGTGTTCTAATTCCCAACTATTAATAAAAATATTATACAATTCTGGATTTTTAGCCCGTATAGTACGTTCTAAAGCACCGTAATTTGTATTATTATCAATAAAACTTTTAACCCAATCTACATCAATCAGCTGGGGTTTCACTTAATGGCGCTTCTTCTTGACCAATAGTCAATTTTATATCATCTTGGGTAAATTCATCCATAATAACTTTCATTTTGTCAAAATCATTCCATTCTTTTCTGAAATATAACATGACTTCTCCAGTTGTTTTACTAGTATATGAATAACGCTTACCCTCTTTGACTAGTTTACCAGTCTTTTCAAATAAATCAAATAAACCAGAAATTGGATTCATCCCAGTTTCCCATGGAATATCAACTTTAATTGATTCAAATGGCTTTGAATATCGTGACTTTACCACCTTACATGCACTGCGTATACCAGTGACTTCGGTAATCTTATTACCCTCTTCATCTTCCTTAAGCTTTAATTTTTTCATTCCAACTACAATACTAGCTGCAAAAATAAAACCTTGGCCACCAGAAATCTTATCGTCGGGATCAAACATATCCTGACTAGCGTATGTATGGTTAGTTACAACCATGCCAATATTTAAATCACCAAACATATTAACACAATTTGAAACAAGGGCTTTAAGCTGTTTTGCTTTTCTACCCATATCACCCTTCATGTCACCTTTATTAAATTGATCAACTTCAGTTGGTGTAAGTAACATACCAATTGAATCAATTATAAATAGAATTTTAGGTCTTTCTTCTTTTGGTGTGTCTAAGTTATTTTGTTTATATTCCTCAACAAACTCGCTGATAACTTTAGCAACATCATCTATCATTGATGCTGAGATTTTAAGAAGTTTCTCTGGACTTGTATCTACGCCAAGTTTATGTAACCACTTTTGATCAAGTGCATTTTCTGTATCAATCATAACCACAAAAATTCCCTGATCTTGGGCGTTTTTTGCAATATTTCCTGATACAAAAAATGATTTTCCACTGTTATGACTAGAGAATCCATCACCCCAATATCTATGATTTGGATGATCAACTGTAAAATCAAAACATTCTTCTTCTTCTAATTGATAAACAGCTGTAACAATATCTGTTTCAGAATTTTCAGTAATTAGTTCAGTACCAACTTCTACATTTCCTGCCGCAATCCAACTGTCAAATTCTCTCTGTAATAGGTGATTAGTCGCACACTTGGTAACCAATCCAGACTTTGTTTCAATACGAACTATGGGCAATAGTCCTTTATTAAACCAATGTATGACTGGAATATATCCATCTGGGGTATCAATCTCGATGTGATATTTTCCAGAATGATATAAATCATTTAATTCTTTTACTGTAACTTCTTTAATCTGCATTTTCAATTTCCTTTATAATATATTCTACTACCTTTTGCCGATTTTTATTAACATCACTTTCCCAAACAATTATCACACGCACATTATTATTGTTTTTAATTTTAGTAATTCTTCTATGATCTTCATCCCAAACAGTTAATGAGCTTTTTTCATATGCCACAAACTCTGAATTATAAATCTTTGGATTTCTATGCCAAAAATCACCGTAATATTCAATTACTGTATTTGAATTTACATGATAAAAATCAACGCATTTACCATTGATTTGTTTTTCATAATTCTTTGATTTATAATATACATCGCCATCTAAAAACGTCTCTAAAAAACTAAAAAATATTTGTGACGATTTTGAAAAATTGTTACGATTTTTAAAATATAAAATAGATGCTTCTATTGCATCATGCTCAGACATTCCTCTTAGCATATATGCTTCGACACTATGGCCTTTCTTAGCATTAATTAAAGCAATCTCACCAACGCTTTTGCTTTTTAAAGTATTTTGCCATCTAATATTTCGATCTTCAGAATGACTTCTTCTTTGTAAATTGCTAATTATGTTTTTTGCCTCAGATTCAGTCTTACCGCGTTTAACCCAGAAGTCCACACATCGAATAGAATATTCAGTTACCCCCTTTTTAGTAACTGGTGAACGTCTACTGCGAGAGGTTTGTATTTTAGATACAACCACCTTAGCTTCTTCGGGTGGTAGTCCATTTGCTACCCAATATTCTATTTTATTTTTAAAATGCTTGGTTGTACGTTTAGATTGTTCTGTAATCACTTTTTTAAATTCTTTTTTTCCATATCTAAGTAATTGTGTATATTTTGTAGTCCCAGGTATACCTTTAAGCCTTCTATATCTACCATTATAATTAGTTAAATCGTATAGAACAAATTTAGCTATAGTACAATGCATATCCTCGACTTCTTTACAGCGATATATAGAAAAAAAATTATTCAATCTTTTTATATGATTATCTGTTAAAACTTTATTTTGTAAAATTTGTTTTACTTTTTTTCTGTTTAAAAATCTAGCAGCTTCTTTGTTTAACATATATAACCCCTATAATAGTTAAATATTTATAAGCATTATAAGGGGTTGTATAGTTAAATTACTTTTCCGTTAATCTAATTCGGACTTTTGCTGTGGCTGGTAAGCAGCCACTATCGCCAGCGAAGACTGTTACCTTGCCGAGTGGTACACCTTTGTAAAAATCTCCACTAATTAGATAATTTAGACCATATGATCCAGTGCTAATCCAAGTATCTGGATCATTAAATCCAGTAGAGATACCAGTAATGTTTTTAGTTAAGTTCTTTCTGAACTTTGAAATATCCAATGGTTTTACCATTTTTTCTCCTATAAATATGGTTAATCCCCCAGATATTACTGGGGGGCATGTTTATTAATCTATATGAATTACTTACTGCGATTCTTTAGCATTTCAATGATTTCTTTAGGAGTCTTATTTGCGGTTGATGGTTTATCCACTGCTTTAATTGGTGCAGCGACTGGAGCATCATCATCGTCATCTTCACTAATATCAGTGTCTTCATCAATACTAACTTTAGTTGAAGTAGCACTAACAGCAGATGCGGAAATAGTTTTTGTAACTACTGGCTTACTAACAGCAGGCTTTGACACTGGCACACGTACTTGTTCAGTATCATCAATGTCAATTGAAATATCTGATGTTGAATCCATTCCATATGGTTTATAGAATTTAGCCCATTTTTCTGGATCATATAGTTCGCCAGCAAGTGACGCTTGGAACATATCAAACATCGCAGCTAAATGTTCAGCGTCTGGTTTGGTAGGTAGATAGGT